ACGCTTGAAGGAACGTCCCTGACGGTCAGCGATCCAGTAGTAGCTGAAGTCACCGAAGAGGATCGGAGTGTTTCCGGCTGCGAGCTCCGGTGCGTAGATGCTGGTCTTGTAAGGACGGTTCAGGATCGTATCGGGCTGGCCAGCGATGACAGAAGGCTGCCAGATATAATTGCCGTTGTTGTCCTTCAGCTTACGGATGGCCTTGATCGTGGAGTCGTTGAGAATCCAGATGGCCTTGTTCCTGTAGACACTGCGGAGCGAATGGAACACATCCATGATCGTGTCAAAGGTGATGTTCGTGTTGGCGATCTCTGTGGTACCGCCGGTAGTAGCAGCAACCTTGGTGAAGACGCCTTCAGGCTTCTTGTTGCCGTCTCCGGTCAGGAAAGCCTCCTCCTCAGCAGCGCCGATCCTGCGGGCAAACTCTGCAGAGATATATGCTTCGAGGTCGAAGACGGAATCGTTCATGAGCTCCTCGGAGACCTTGATTGCCGTGCCCAGCTTGTAAGCAGAGAGGCTGATCTGGTCGAAGGTGTCATCGGATTCCGGATACAGGCCGTTCTCGTCCATCCAAGCAGCCGTGCCATGAGAGGCAACAACCGGAATGGTGTGAGTACCGGACTGGGTCTGGATGACCGTTGCGAGGGAACGGAAGAAGTTCTCGTCCTGCAGGGCGTCGATCAGGCGCTTCTCGTATTCATCGGGAACGAGATAGCCGCCGTTGGCATCGGTTCCGACAGTGAGTACGTCCTTCACGTCGTAGTAGTTGCGCTTGCGGATGTTGTTCCAGAAGGCTGTCTTATAAGCCTTGGAAGCGATGCCGGGCTTGTCGTCCGGCTCATCCTTCACGCCGGGCTTGCCGGTGAGCGGAGCAGAAGTCGGTGCGTTCATCATCTTGTCGATCTCTTCCTGACGCTGCAGGCGCTCGATGTCGTGGGTGAGGTCGGTGACTTCCTTTTCCATCTTGTCGTAGGTTGCGGCATCTTCGGCAGAAACCATGCCGCCGTTCTGAGAGTGGGTGTTGAGGAACGCCTTAGCAGCTTCCCATGCCTTCGCTCTCTTTTCCATGAGTTCCATAATCTGAGTCATAATAGAAATCCTCCTTTAATGTGCGAGAAGCGAAAGGCGCTTCTCAAGATCGGTAACAGGTACCATGTGTTTATTTGCTTCCGGCTGTTTCTTAGGGATCAGCCGTGATAGCAGTGAGTCGGTGACGGCTTTGCGGGAGAAAAGCATCTCCACATCCGTCTCGTCGTCCGGCAGGGGCTCATTGCCCTCAGCGAACAGGATCTCGTCAGCGAAGCCCAGCTTCTTGGCCTCCTTGGCGTTCATCCATGTCTCGGCATCCATGAGCTTTGAGATCTTGGCACGGGAGAGTCCCGACTTGATTTCGTAGGCGTTCATGATGGATTCCTTGACTTCGTTTAACATGTCGATGGCTTTCTGCATTTCCTCGGTATCGCCGATAGCAATGGTTGCCGGATTATGGATCATCAGCATGGCCACAGGGCTCATGCAGACCTTGGTACCTGCCATCGCAATGACCGATGCCGCTGAAGCCGCGAGGGCGTCGATCTTGACGGTGACCTCGTGCGGGTAGTCCATCAGCATGTTGTAGATTTGTGCAGCAGCAAAAACATCACCGCCCGGACTGTTGATCCAGAGGGTGATGTTCCCATCTCCAGCACTTAATTCATCTTTGAATAGCTTGGGTGTCACTTCGTCGCCGAACCACGTCTCATCGGAAATTTCCCCGTCGAGGTAAAGTGTGCGGTCGCTGCCAAAGCTGTCCGGCTCCTCGTTTCGCACCCAGTTCCAAAACTTTCTGGTCATAGTGCCTCCTTCTTTCTTCGCCGGGTGCTCCCGTTCTCGGGTGGCTTTTCCGGCTCTGTTTGTTTTTCTTCTGATGCTTCATTGGGTTCCTCCTTCACTTCCGCAGAAGCAGCGAAGATACCTGCGTCTGCCAGCTTTGTCATGTTGCCGTTGATGAGATACAGATCGCCGCCTTCTTCTTCCGGGATACGGTCGAGGTTCTCAAGCTCGCGGATATCGTTAGCAGACATCCAGCCGTTCTGGCGACCGGTCGCATAACCGTTCATGCGGCTCTGGTAATCACCTCTGAGGAGCCCATCCACGTTGAACTTGAAGAAGTATTCTTTCTTCTCATCCTTTGTGAGAAGGGCACGCTGCATGGACTGTTCCCAGCGACAGACCCACGGGTCAAGCGTGTATTTCACGAACTCCAGTGACTGCTGTTCGATATTGGAGAAGCTTGATTTCTCAAGGTCGCCGATCATGTGAGGTGGCACTCGGAAGATTCGCGCAATCTCGTCAATCTGGAACTTTCGAGTCTCAAGGAACTGTGCCTGCTCCGGAGAAATGGAGATGGGCGTGTACTTCATGCCTTCCTCGAGAACGGCAACCTTGTTACTGTTCGAGCTGCCGCCGAAGGCTGAGTTCCAGCTTTCCCTGACACGCTCCGGGTCTTTCACAACACCGGGATGCTCCAAGATGCCGCCGGGCGTCGCACCGTTAGCGAAGAACTTAGCTCCGTATTCCTCACAGGCAATCGCCATGCCGATGGAGTTCTTTGCCATTGCAATCGGGCTGTATCCGACAAGGCCATCAAAACCGAGACCAGGGATGTGGAGCACGTCGTGCGGGGAGAGCTTGACGCGGCTCCCGTCCAATGTGTGCGCTTCATCCTGCGAGGTCTGATATTCGTAATAGAGATGACCGTCGGCATCCCGGTCGACTGTCATACGGTTTGGCATGAGCGGATACAGAGCCACGACCTCACCTTTGCCGTTCCGGATGATCTGCGCATAGGCATTTCCCCAGAGGAGCAGGTGGGTCATGAGCGTTTCCCGGAAAACAAAGGACGTCATCTCGGGATTCGGCTCATCATGCAGGAGCACATACAGCGGATGTTCGACAGCCTTCGTTTTTCTGCCGCCTTCGCCATATTCGTATAAATGCAGCGGCAGTCCCGCAATCGCCTCGGAGAGGATACGGACACAGGAGTAAACCGCCGTCATCTGCATGGCAGAACGCTCGGTCACTGCTTTACCGGAAGTCGTGCCGCCGAAGAGAAAGCGGTAAGCGCTGCCGGACGTCGAGTCCTTGGGCTTGTCTCTTGATTTGAATAGTCCTGAAAATATGCTCATAGCCATCCCTCCAATCCGTTCAGGGCTTCCCGGATCACCAGAAAGCCGAGTAATGAAATCAAAATCATGTTCATGTCCTTATATGAAAAGGATGCCTCTGCTGTCGTAGACAGAAGCACCGTTGTCGTTGCCGCATCGGATCACACGGTCAAGCGCCATGATGGTAGCGATGGCACCGTCGATCTTTTCTGTGGACTTTTCCTTGTCTGCTTTGATGTTCCCGGCAGGATCTGTCCGGATGAAAATGTTGTCCATCATCCAGCGGAGAACCGGGTGGCCGCCGTGGGCGATTCGTTTTTCCAAGGTTAGCTTCATCAGCTCCTTGGTAGGTGGGCTCATATCTTTGAAGCCCTGTCCGAAAGGAACGACTGTGAAGCCCATGCCCTCAAGGTTCTGCACCATCTGGACGGCTCCCCAGCGGTCAAATGCAATTTCACGGATGTTGAAACGCTCACCGAGCCGTTCGATGAACTTCTCGATGTATCCGTAGTGGATGACGTTTCCTTCCGTAGTTTCGATAAAGCCCTGCCTCTGCCAGATGTCGTAAGGAACGTGATCGCGTTTGACGCGGAGGTCGAGCGTATCCTCCGGCACCCAGAAGTACGGGAGCACCACATATTTGTCGTTCTCATCCTCCGGCGGGAAGACCAGTACAAAGGCTGTGATATCTGTGGTGGAGGAGAGGTCAAGGCCGCCATAGCAGACACGGCCCTCAAGGTCATCATCGCTGACCGGGAAAGCGCACGCATCCCATTTGTCCATTGGCATCCAGCGGATGGCCTGCTTTACCCATTGATTCAGGCGTAGTTGCCGGAAGGAGTTCTCCTCACCGGGATTCTGCTTGGCAGATTCGCAGGCGGCTTCCACCTTGTCGATGCCGACCGTGATACCAAGGGATGGATTGGCTTTCTTCCAGACCTTTGGATCAGTCCAGTCCTCGGTTGCTTCGGCCCCGTAGATGACCGGGTAGAAGGTCGGGTCAAGCTTCCTGCCGTCAAGAATGTCCTGCGCTTTCTGGTGAACCTCATAGCAGATGGAGTTTGTATCATTTCCAGCAGTCGTGATCAGAAAGTAGAGCGGCTGCATTCTGGCATCGCCGGAGCCTTTGGTCATAACATCAAAGAGCTTTCGGTTCGGCTGCGTGTGCAGTTCGTCAAAGACCACGCCGTGAATGTTAAAGCCGTGCTTTGAGTAGGCTTCAGCGGAGAGCACCTGATAGAAGCTGTTGGTCGGCTCGTAGATGATCCGCTTCTGGGAAGCAAGGATTTTCACGCGGCGGTTTAAGGCCGGGCACATCCGCACCATATCAGCAGCAACATCAAAGACGATAGTTGCCTGCTGGCGGTCAGCGGCGCAGCCATAGACTTCGGCGCGTTCCTCACCATCACCGCAGCAAAGGAGCAGGGCGACGGCAGCGGCAAGCTCAGATTTTCCCATCTTCTTTGGAATTTCGATGTAGGCCGTATTGAACTGCCGGTATCCGTTTGGCTTTAAAACGCCGAACAGGTCGCGGATGATCTGCTCCTGCCAGTCAATGAGTTCAAAGGGCTTTCCGGCCCATGTGCCTTTGGTATGAGTCAGGCTTTCAATGAACATGACGGCATAGTCGGCCATCTCTTTGCTGTAGGTGGAGGTCTTGGCCATGAAGCGGGTCGGCTTGTATTTTTTCAGTTTGCGCATTGCCATACAGTCCGCCTCCTTCAGGGCAAAAGAAAAGACCGCCGAAGCGATCTTCAAATCTTTATCAGTACGAGAGAAAGAGCCGCGTGGCTCCTGTTTCCCGGAATTTTCATTCTTAGGTTTTGCTTAGTTGTAGTTGTTTAGAAGGATGCAAAGCGCCAGCTCTGCTTCCTTACAGGTGGGCTCGATGTCCCAGCCTCTGTCGTAGTTTGCCGCGACCGTTCCGTTGATCTTAATCATGAGTTTGGAAATCTTGCCTTTGTTGAGACCGTAGATCCCGCTGGGCTCGTCATAGTGCTTTACCCAGTAATGGCAGACTGTGTATTTGTTCTTGTCAGCCGCATCAGGAATTCCAATGGTTCCTTCGCTCCACATGGTTTATGCCTCCTTCACCGTCATCTTGAATGCGGGAATCAGGGCATGCTCGTCGCTTCCGAAGTGGGTGCAGCGTTCCTTGACTCTTACGATTCCGTCCAGCGTGCAGCCGAGATCTTCGAACCTTGCAATGGTTTCGATGAGGCTTGAAAAGGTGGAGCTGATGGTGAATTCCTTCACGCCAAGCCTTCTGCAGTCTGCAAGGATGGTTTCAATATCCTCGTCCCAGATGACCTCGGCGAAGTTCGACAGCTCGTTCCCGGCATCCTTGCTGTAAAGGTAAGCCTGCGCAAGTGTCCACTGCACTCCGATGTCGCTCCATTTCATTCCGGTCTTTGCGTTTTCAATCGCTTCAATTGTGTACTTCATGGTGGTTCCTCCGTTTTCTTTTTGTTTCCCTTTCGGTATGTACATATATCACTCTGAAGCCCTTTATTAGCAAGCAATTCAGGCAAAATATATGTGACAATCCTGCGGAAAAATCACAGGGCCAAACTGTGTATTTTAGCCTTCGCCGGTCAGGATGAAGTGTGCATA